TGCACCATTATGATATAAATTTACAGCACCATCATTTACTGCGTAAATCATATTTTCACCAGTATCACTTTGCAATCTTATTGCACCAGCACTTTTAATATATAAACTACCTGTTCCTGTTTCATCTATATAACTATTACTGCCATCGTGATAGATTTGAAGATCTCCATCATCACCAAATCTAGATGCAATACCATCATTATGGTACACTCCTAAAGCTGCTGTTACAATTATAGACCTGTTGCTGCCATCAAGGCGTAAATAAACTTCTTCTGCACCTTGACCATTGTCTGTTCTAAATACAATATCTTTATCATCTGCTTGATTTGTAATATATAAATCGCCTGTTTTATTTGTAATATAACTATCTGTAGCGTCATGATCAATTGTTAAATCATTGCCAGCTCCCCATTTTGCTGATACTTGGTCTCCGTGTTGCGTGTGATCATTAAATTGTGTTACGCCTGTCATTGTCCCACCGGCTAGTGGTAAGTAAACACCTACACCTCCTTGAGCATCTACGTAAGCTTTAGTTGTAAAGTTAGCAGCAGCAGTAGGTGTTATACCAGATACTAAACCTGCAAAAGTTGCGTTATCACCATCTAAGAATAAGGCATTATTAGAACCATTATTAGTTTGTAAATACATTCTTGCATTATTACTTACAACATAACTGTAATCGCTATGGATAGCTTCTAATCTTATTGACCTATTTCCTGCAGTAGCGTTTAAATGTGTTCTAACGCTTGTTCCAGTTGTATCTGTATTTTGGAATGTAAAACTACTTGTAGCATTTTGATTTTTTGAAGCAGTTATTGTTCCTTCAAAAGTTGCGTTTTGTGAAGAGTCTAAAGTTAAAGCAGTTAACCCGCTGGCGCCTGTTGCAATAACTAAAGCATTGTTTTCTGTACCATATATAATTCCTAAGTCTCCCTGATTTACATTTGACCAAGTAATACCAGGCCTTGCTGCTCCAGAGCCTTTAACTGTTAAACCTGTGTAATTAGAAAGACCACTAATAAGCAGGGTTCCTGGATTTCCTGATATTGTTCCTCCAGCAAGTGGTAAGTAAGCACCACCAGTTGCAGGAGCACCACCAATATCACTTAGTACTTGTGCTCCAGTTCTGTATTTAATCACACCATTGTCTGCAACTACAAACTTATCAGTATCGGTAGAGGCGTTTGTTATGTTATCTAATGAAAGATCACCATTTATAAGTACATCATTTGATATATAAGCATCTCCATTTACATCTAAATTATATGAAGGTAATTGAAAATCACTTGAAGGATTTATAAGTATTGCTCCTGTAGCTGAGTTATTTGTACCAATAGCAGAAACATTAACAGCGTGAATAAAAGATCCACTACCGTTTCCTTTGTGAGCAGATAAAGTTAATATAGATTGATTATTTGAAGCATCAGCTATTCTTGAGTAAATAGCATTATAAGTTAATGGAGTCCCCGAACCTGGAACCATACCATTCTTACCTTTGTATTCTACAACACCTAACGTGTCTGAGTCTGCAACAGCAGCATTTCTATATAACACTAAATCTGGTGCAGAAGAAGCAGATGTATCTGTAGAAGTTAAAACTATATTGTCAGTAACTCCTGTTGTAGAAAACGTTGCATTTCCTGTTACACTAAGATCATTAATAAACTGTATTGCCATTCTTAATAAATTTAATTATTATATGTTACTAACTGCTAATATACAAATATCCATTAACTACCCAATAAATGTAAGCAACACTTTATGAGTACTATCAGCAATTGTTCCATTAAATTTAACAATTAAATCATTAGAAGATCTTGTAATACCTGCATATACAGTTTCACCTGCGTTAGTTATAACTTCACATTTTACATCTTCAGCAGTTGCTGTAGAAAATGAATTAGTAACATCATATGTAAATGTAGTAACTCCAGTTGAAGTACTTCCACCTGTTAAAACAACTTTATCTCCTAAAGCTCCTTGTGCAGTACCTGTAATTGTTATTTCAGTTGCACTATTTCTTGTTAATGTAATACCTGTTCCTTCTGTTAAATTTACAGTACTATCTGCACCACCAGCTGTTCCATCTAAAAGTAATGGAACACTTGTTCCAGATTTTGCTTGAGCTTTTAATTCATACTTAGCATCTGAATTAGTAGTATAAGAAGGTACATCCCATGTATTATCTTTAGATAAAAATCTTGTTGCTGTACTTGAAGTTCCATCTACCGCTGTTAAATCTACATCTCCTATATCTATACTTCCTGCTTGTGCATTAAATACAGTTTCATAAGCTACATAAGTACCACCATTAGTATTAGTAAAATCAGTGACACCTTCATCAGACTGTACAATTGACCAATCAGCTGCATCTGAAGCATTAGCAGCTGCATCATCTACGGCTATAATTGAATCCCCTATATCTAGTAAAGGAGATGAACAATAAAAATTACCTGCTGTTGCAACTACATAGTAATCACCTTGTGTTACAGCTACTCTAGTACCTGCACCACCTGGACAGTTATATAAATTAGATCCTGAGTTACTTCCTGATACAATCGCACCCGTAGAAGCATTAAATGTTCCTTTAAACGTTAGACCACCCGAAACTAAACCATCAACATATCCTTTTGAAGCTGCATCTGTTGAAACTAATGGCGTTCCTGGTATTGTTACTTGATATCCAAATGAAGATCTAGTTGTTGCTGCTCCTGCATTAACTGCTATACTGGTTGTAACTGATAAATCATCAGCTAACTTAAATTCATATTCATCTTCTGTAGAAACATCTATTACTACTTGATTACTAAAACCCTTAAATTCTATAGAATCTTGAGTAACACCATTAGCAGATAAAATTAAAGTTGCATCTCCAGCAGCTTTATCTAATGCATATGTTGTATTTACATTTGGATTAGAAGGCATTGTAAATGTTGTTACCTCATGTCCTGTAACGTGTCCAGTTGCATTTGTTGTTACATCAGTATATGCATCAAAAGTTCCTCCAAATGTTAAAGTAGCAGTATCTGTAGAAGCTGAATCAGCTTGTGCAGCATGACCTATAGTAATATCACCCGTAGCTCCACCACCTGTTATTGGAGCTGTAACATCAACTTTTGTAATATCTCCTTGTGGAATACTTGGAAAAGCTGCTATATTACCTAAACCATTTATATAATCTGTTGAAGCACCATTCATTGTTATATCAACAGATGGATCTATTGTAGCTGTATTTCCTATACTTGCTGTAAATGCATTACCAGCATGTGTAGCTGCCACAGAAGTAACAGTACCAGCTGCTGAATCAGTTCCTGTAACTGTAAGTGTATTACCACTTCTAGTTACTCCTACTGTACCTGCACCAACAATTAATACATCATCGTGATTGCTTGTCCCTGTCTCAGTTAATCTTACACCTGCTGAACCATTTGCTGATCCAACACCTGTAAGATCATATTTTGTATCTGAATCTATTGCTACCCATGCCGTGCCATTATACAATTTTAAGGCATTAATACTTGAATTGTAATAAACTCTACCAGCAATCCCGGTGGGATCAGACCCTAATGGTTGAACAATAAAGTTCTGTAATTGGTTCTCATTTAAATTTACATTTCCTGTAACATTTAAACCTGTTAAAAATTGTATTGCCATTTTATTTTATTTTATGTTTTTTAATTTAAATAAACGCAACCTGAAAATGCTGCATTAAATGTTATTACTAATTGTTGAGAACCCTTATAATCTACATTACCAACAACTACTGTGTTTCCACTATCTACTACTGTTACAGAAGGGTATCCTCCTAAATTATGTGTTACCGTCCATGTACTAGATGCAACTTCAAAACATTGAGCATATGTACCTTCATCAGCTAATATATCTGCTAAATCTATTATTGTACAGACATTAGTTGGCGTAACAGGACAACTCATGCTTGCTTTAATATTTATTTTTGCTAAAGGTTCTACAAATACTCCTTTATCTTCAGTTGCAACAACAACTTTACTACTTGCTGCATTTTGCCAATCACATAAACCTTTCTCAACTACAGCATTTGCAAAATCAGTGTAGCAGCAAGCTTCTATCCCAAATCTAATTGATTGGAAATTTGCATAAGCTTGATTAGCAAAATTTTGCTCAACCTTAATTTGCTTTAACAATTTAAGCTCTTTTTCCTGAGCTGCATTTGATGATGCTACTATCGTTGATGTTGCCATATTTTATCTACTTATTTCTTAAATCTTGTATCCGTTGTTTAGCTAGTTCTAAATTTAAGTCACGTGATGTTGACACATTTGCTTCAGCTGTTGCTCTGCAATTTTTACATATCACTACTCCATTAAAACTAACCTTTTGACATCCGCAAGTAAATGTTACATTACAATGTGCACAATTAGCCATATTCCGTTGGTTTAAATTAAATATTTTGAACTTGATCCGCAATTCCCTGAAGGACAGCTTACCTTATTCAATCTTTGTTTTGCATAGTTATAAAGTTGCATACCGTGAGCGGATGATTGACAGTATTCTACATTAGATACTGCTGCATCAATCATTGTTCTTATATAATACATTTCTGATAACAACTCTTGTTTATTTATATCTGGTTGACAGGGCTGTACATTTAAATCACATAATACTTCATAATAAGTAGTAAGTAATTTAGTTACTCTTAAATGATTATATTCTACATACACTTTAGAGTTTGGAGATACACTATATTTAATTATATATATACCATCTGGTATTTGTGCTTGTGTTGTACCACAATCCACTGTTTGTAATGCCAATGTACATGCTGTTAAACACATATCAAAATCTTTATCAACTTTAATTAATACAGGAACTGAATATCCAGGAAGGGTAATTAAAAGTTCTTCACAATCAACAGCTAACTCTTTTGAATATTGACTTGTATCTTTTATACATAACAAATCACAGTTAGATACTGTAGGTATTTCTAAACTTAATATATGTCTACTTGCCATTTTCTATTTACTTTATTATACTATATAGATAATATACAAAAAATAACAGACAATGTAAAATAAAAAGAGCAGGAGATTTCTCCCCTGCTCTATTATTTAAACTTTATAGTTTAAGTGACTACCAATATAAATTATTTTCCACTGGTACAAAGTTACCTGTACTTGTTGCCCATGCAGACAATGCATTCAATAATGCAAGTGCCTCAGCTTGTGCAGCAGCATCAGAACATTTTACATAGATCTTATATACATACTGATCATTATCAAACACTCCACTAGGATTGTTGAATCTTGGTACAGAATGTTGTACATAATATGCTTTGTAAGTTGCAGTTCTATCTACAGCAGCTAAAAGTTCATCAGACATTTCAATTTCTCTGATTCTAGCACTGTCACGATTTCCTTGATTATAAGGAGATTGACGGTATCTTTCAGACATAATTAATTCTCTAATTACTTCTTCACCTTGAGTTTGTTGCATTGACCCAGGAGTTCTTGCTTCAACACCACAGTCATTACATGGATTACCAGTCTCATCTAATTGAGAAAGAATAATCTCAACAGGCTCAGCATTGTAGTGATCTCTTGTATCAAAAGAACAATTACCAAATGTAGTATCTACATAAGCTCCAACAAATTCCACCTTAGCAGATATTTTAGTAGCTCCGTTTGGATCCGTTGATGGTACATAGTTCCCAGATGCAGCAGTTCCTTTTGCCTGAGCAATAGAATATACAGCACTTGTAGATACACCACCAGTTACTGAAGTAATAATTACTCCTCCTGCAGTTAATCCTGCAGCAGCAACAGTTAAAGTTGCATCAGCATTTCCAGCTGATAAAGTAACAACATCACCTGCTTGATAACCAGATCCAGCTTGTGAAATTTCATAAGTTAAAATAACACCTGCATTTACAGATAGTACACTAACTTGAGCATCAACAAATCCTGGTCTTGAAGAAGCAGAAATTGCAGTACCTGATGAATCAACAGCAGTTGTAGCTGAAAGTGCTACAGCATAACCTGTACCACCAGCCAATGTAAGACCAGCTCCAGCTAGAAGTCCGTTTATATCTCCTTCTGCTACAAATGGTTTGATTAATGGATCCATAAGAGCCATATCTGCCATCACTGCTAAAACAAGTGCTGGATCAATATACTCTTGTCCATCAATACAACATACATTTGCTGAATCAGCAATTGCATAAGCATTGTGATTTAAGAATCTTAGTGCAGGTGAACCCTTTACATCAATTCTCATAAATTGTGTTTTACCACATGGTGCACAATCAGAAGCTAATGATAAACTAGCTGTTGCTTGTGATGCCGAAGTACAATTTGCACTCCATAATCTAGTAATATATCTTGGGTTAATCCCTTTAGATTTTACTGATTCTTTGTACCCACCATGTCCAGGATTGTTTCCAATAGTGTCTTTAGTATAAAATGAACCTTGTACAATGTAGCCAAGATCACCAGCAGCCGGAGCTCCAGGTAAATTGACAGATGCCCAAGTTCCATCACTAACTAAAGCAACTTCTCCTGCGGTAAGAGCACTTGTTGCAGTTCCAGCTACGGCCAGCGTGCTGTCTGCAATAAACGTCTTGTTAAACGCATTATTAAAATATGCCATAATAAAAAATTTGTGTGAGGACCATTACCCCCACTAGTTATATATAATGATTTTTCCAGTTTACTCTGCTCGTAACATATGTGTTACTATAATAATATACAAAAAAATAAATATCATTTTAATATATATTAGTTATTTCTTTCTGCTGCTTGCGTACCTCTTTGTTGTTGATACATATTTTCTATATCACCAGCAATTAATGCAGCTGTATCATCAAGTATAACTTCTACTAAATCATCCTTAAATTCACTATTTACATTAGTAGTACTTACTAAACCTGTATAAGGGTCAACACACCCTGTTATTTGTATTAATGTTGGTTTTCTATAATACGTTAATACTGGAAGAACTATTTCAAAATTTTTGTTTTTATAAATTCTTATAGTATTATTTAACATTGTGCAAAATGTTTCACCCCATTCAAAACTAGGGTTTTTTAATGGATCTCTAAGTAACAATGGTACATTAGCTTCTTCAGCTAAATATACTGTCATTGATCTAGCAGGACAACATTCATCTTTTGCTTGTGTAGTAACTCTTTTAAATTCTAAATATTCATCAACCGGAAAATTGTTTGTTTCAAAATATGTATCTGTTACACTTCCTAGTAAAGATAATTCAATAAGTAAAGGTTGGAGATCATCTATTCTTTTTTTAGATAGCTCATCTCCTTCCTTATACATATTACCCCCATGTAGATTACGTCTACACCACTCTATTTGTGCTTTATTAAACGCCTCAATAAATTGCCAACATTCAATGTTATCATAATCATTGCTGTCTAATTTATTTAGCCGTTGTTTAAGTTTAATTAAGAGTGTACTATTTTCCATTTTTATATATTATGAATTCCAATATGGTTCAACTTTATCTAATAAAGATAATAATGTTTCCTCATTTGATGGATCTTTTAAAAATTCTAAACATTCATTAGGACGTTTACCCAATCTAATTCCACTATCCATTGGTTCTATCCAACCTCCAGCTTTAGTTAATAAAAATCTATAAAACAAAGAATCTTTAACTAACGCTCTAAGTTTTAACTCTTCCATATCTAATTGTGCAACTTCTAAAAAGTTTGATGCAGCACGTTTTTTATTATTCTCTGCACCATCACCTAAAATATAAGTATCCATGTTTTCATACATGATATCATTAGGTGTATTTTTAGTGTATTGTACACTATCAATATCTACTACTTTAGAAACATACATTAATTTAGTTGTATTAGTATCATACAGCTTTTGTAATAATGCAATTGATTTGTTTTTTAATTTTGTTAATTCTGTTCTAGTAGATAATGTTTCTTTAACTGTATCTAAATAAAACTTAGGACTAGTTTGTGCCTTTTTAGCTTCTGCTAATGATTTTGCTACAATAGAAAATCCACCTGCTTTGATAGCATATAACTTTATTTTATCATAAGGATCTACTTCAGGTTCTAAAAACACTGGATCATTACCACATCTCAATTCTATTTTATCCCAAAACTTAGAATTATCAGGTTTCATTACAGTTAACCTATTCCAAAAATCTTTATCTTCTGGGTCAACTACATTAGCAGCTAATTCAGCCTCAAGTTCAGAAACTACTTTTCTAATTTCTGCAATTTTTGCTTTTTTTTCTTTAGCAGGTAACATTTTAACTTTAGGATCAAATTCATTAAGTCCTGTTATGTACCTTTTTACCCCATTCATTTCTAAACAAGCTAAACTTTCTTGATGCCATACGCCATCATGTAATGCTAACCCATAAGTTTCTAATCCCATATTTTCTATTTGTTGGTTAAAATAAGGGCGTATAGCTATTGAGCTACTCTTCTTTGTGTGTTGATACTTCTCAACAATTGTGTAATCTTCCATTTGTGTTTGGTTTAAAAAAATTAATAATTATTACTCTAGTCAAATAATACACTTATGTGTACATCTTATTATTACTAATATTTCTAAAGCAAGATGTTTAGTCTTGCTAAAGTTTTTGACTATGTTGTCAATACAACATTAATTGCTCCATTACCTGTTTGAATATAGAGGTCTCCCTTTTTTAATCCATCAGCTTTTGCAGCATCTTCATCAGCATATGTAGTAGAATCAGCAAGATCACGGATCCAACTAATTACTTCATTTACATGTAATAATCTAGCGTTACCTGTCTGAGCTCTTGATACTCCTTCATAGGCAGCGCTTTCAAACTTCTGACTTAATTTATTTACTTGTTTAGGCTTTCCCATGATTATTTGTTTTAAAGATTAAAATAAAAAGGGAGGAGGATTAACCCCTCCCCTTTAATTATAAGTTCTAGAATGATCCTCCTGTAACAGGGTTTCTCATTACAATTTTAAGAACTTTGGTTGGATCTTTAACCCATATAGCTGGCATAGTCTGAGTCATATAAACTCTATATCCATTGAATTGTCCAGTAGAAGCAAAACCTTGAGTTCTTCCCATATAGTCCATAGTACCATTTTGGTAGAACCATTTAAGTTGATTATCCCAAGAAAGTTTTAACAAGTGAATGTTATCATTTCCTTCATCTGTTACATCAAAGATAATAAAGCTAAATGAACTTAGAGGTCTTCCATCAATTAATGGATTCTCAATATCATTAGTATTTAAATTATCAAATGCTGGATTCAATACAAACTTAACGTTAGCTAAGAAAGGAATAGTAAAGCTTGTGTAAGCAAAACCATAATCTAAATCCATACCAGAACCTTTAACAGCTCCAATATCTGATGCATTTTGTACTAGACCTGAACCATACACTTCATCAGCAATTGCTTTGTTGATAAGTTGCATACCTCCAATACCTGTTTGTACAACAAGTGATCTTTTTGGGTCTGGCCCTTTAAATTCAACTTTACCTTGATAGAAGTTATAAAGTTCTGATTTAAACATGTCAAGTGTAAATGATGACTTGTTATATACTCTTTTGAAAGAGTTATCTAACTGTGACCATAAACCTACTGATAGTCTGATATCATCTGGACCATCTTGTTTAATTCTACCACCTTTACCCCACATTAGGTAAGTTTCAATATCCGTTGCAATTTTAGATAAGTGAGCTGCTTCCATATTTGTAATGAAAGTTCTTGTAAGAGTTCCATTCTCAAATGCTTCTCTAGCACCAGCTTTACCCATGTTTGCTACAAGTCCTTCTATACTAGGTACAGATGGATTGTTTGGATCAGTGTTGAAGTTTCTCCAGATCTCAGTAACAGGTACAGTACCATCAGCATTTAATCCGCCTTTGATCATTAAATCTGCTCTTGAAGAAATTGAATAATGAACGTGTGCTTCTGCTCCTCCTACAAAATTGTAGAATTCACGGAAACCAGATCCAGTTTCAATATCTGAGAAACGTTCTCCGTACTCACCTCTTGCAGAACCTTTTCTGAAGAACTTTGTACCTTTAGCTAAATACTTGTTATCCAAGATAGCCGCATTGTTGTTGTTAACTAATTGAACAGTATAAACAAAACCGTCACCTGCTGGGATAATATCATCAGCTGTGATGTAAAGTTCTAGTCCATTATACTTATCATAAGTAATAATGTCACCGTGTCCAAATGTTCTTTTGTTAATTTTGATCTTAAATAAAGTACCATCAATACCTTTATTGGTTGATGCTGGTTCAATATCCGCTACAATGTACGGAAGATCTTGTGCAATAGGAGTTTGCCACTTGTACTCACCTCTAGCGTTATCCACCATGATAGTATTCTTACCACCAAATGAAGCCATTTGATACAAAGGCATTTCTACCTTTTGGGTCATAGCCCATAGATCAATTGGTCCCATATCCATAGGCTCAGGGTTACCAAGCATTTGGGTTAGGTGATACGAATCAACATGAGAACTAGCTTTGTAGCTTGTATCACGTAGGAAAATCCCATTATTTAAAACTGGAGTTGCCATAATTTTGATTGTTTTTAATTGTTAATAATTGTTTTACTCTGTTTATATTTAATCTATCTAATTAAATTCTTTTACATTCTTTTGAAAATATTTGTTGGTCTAGCTAATTTTCTCTTAGAATTTTTATTTTCTGCTTCTGCTCTGTCAACACCTAATGATGTTCCACCAGCATTTGTTTGTTCTGTTTTTAATTTTCTCACCGTTTTCTCAACACTTTTCTGAGCTCCTTTATCCATAATTTTTGCTTTATAGCTTACAGGATCCTGTAGTAACCATAATGCTTCAGATATAAGAGAATAATTTGGTTCAACAAATTGATACTTTTCTAATAAATGACCTAACAAATTTGTATTACGTCCACTTACTGATGGATAATTTGGTTGAACTAAACCATTATATAACATGGCTTGTGTCTTTCTATCAACTTTTAATTCACCTAACTTACCATCTTTTAATGTATCATATACATTTTTCATATAAGCTTTAGATGCTTGTTCTTGTTGTTTCTTTTTTAACTCTTGTTCTTGGAGTTTTTGAGCAACAACTTTTTCTTGCATCTTATCTAATTTAGGTTTAAACTTATTTGCTTGTTGTTCTAACTTACCTAAATCTTTCCATATCTCAATTTCTTCTTGGATCTCTTCTTGAGTACCATATCCTGTTGCACCTAAATATTGACTAATAATTTGTTCTTGGTCATTTGTTTTTTTAACATCTAAACTTTTACTTGTCTCTACTTGTGATAATGTAGAAAATAATGCTTTAAGATCTTTACCTCCATCAGCAACATATTTAGCTGCTATTTGTAATTCTTCTGGTAAAGATTGAAAAAATTGTTTAGGAGTTTCACGTCTTACTTGATTAGCTTTTTCTTCTAAATTAGCTTGAATTAACTCTTCCCAATCTTTAGCACTGTATTCTGATAAATCTTTATCATCATCAAATGCAACAATTTTATCTTCTTTGATTAATTTTGAAAAAACATCAGATATACCATTAATAGGTTTTCTACCTTTTTTTGTTTTTAATTCAATATTATTTTCATCTTCTTCTTCAATACCATCTAATGTATCTAAAATATCATTAGCGTTTTCTTCAGCTTTTACTTCTGCTACAGGTTCATTTGTATCTGAAGGTTCACCTGATTCATCATCTTTTTCTACTTTAGCATTTAAATCATCTTTATCATCCTTGTCAGGATCTGCAAATGACATATCTGCTTTCTCAGTTAAACCACTAAAAATATTTTTAGGTTTACTTGAGTCATCTGAAATCATATCAGCACCACTTGGAGCAGCATTGAATATTTCATCTAAATTAACGTCTACTTGTTCTACGTTACTTTTCACTTGTTGTGTTTGAGTTGTACTCATAATTATGTTGGTTTTAATAATTAATATTCCTTACATATATAATATACGCAAAGTTTGTATTATAAACTTATAATATTTGTGGAAAAATAAAAATAATAAGCAGTATATAGCTAACGTCAATTATTTTTTGTTTGAATCCTTAGAATCATACTTATTTTTATTTTCTTTAGCTATTTGAAGTTTGGTATTAGCTATCTCTTTTTGAGCATTTATTTTTTCTCTTTCAACTTGGAGCCTACTATTTTCCATTAATGATTTAGCGCTATTTTCTTCACGTTTAATATTCATTTGCTCACGGTATTGAGTAGTTTCTCTAATATCTTTCATAGCATCTTGAAAATCAGACTGTTGATTCTGATTTATATCAACCTGAGAACCAAATCCTGCAGATCTAATTTCAGCAATAGTGACATCATTCTGTCTGTCTTTTGCATTTTCCTGCATTTCAACTTGTAATTTTTGTTGTTCTTCTTGTGATTTGGCTTGCAATTGTTGTTCTTGCATTTGACGTTGTTGTTGCATTTCTTGCTGACGTTGCTGTTGCATTCTTGTTTCAGAATCTTTTAGTATGTCTGTTACTTCAGCAATTGAATCAGCTTTAACAATATTTCCTAGTTCATATATACTTGCACCAGTTGTATTATTTGTAAGAGCCATTTGTTTTAAATTCTCTAATATAGCTCTGTGGTTTGTTTTAGTAGTTGCAAATACATTAAAATCTCTAAGTAATAGTTCAGTACCATTAATAGAAAAATTAACCTTCTCAGCTTCTGTAGAGATATAGGAAAGTCTTACACTTGGATTAGTGCTATAATAGTATTGTGCTAAATCAGTTCTCATTTGATGAACCCTTGGCATTAAATGGTCTGAATGTTGTACAAAATACATTTCTGTTTGGGCATATGACTGTTGCATAGCTTGTACAACCCCGGTTGCAGTTTGTGCTGATACGGCACCACCAAGACGCTGAGGATTAATGCCAATGGCATCAAAACATTGTTGTTTAAAATAATTAGCTAATTGTATTCTAGACATTAATCTATTAGTCTGCTCCATGTTTAGAGTCTGATAATGATTAAAGTTAGTTGCATTTTCTGTATTAGTAATAGAAGTATCTAATGGAAGCATCTGAAAATCTTTCATTGCTACAAATGCTTTAGCATAATTGTTTTTACCCCAGTCTTCACCCATTGAGTGACGTGGTAAAGCATTTTGATCAAACATAATTACTGTACCTAATTCATCAATTAGTATATCAGCAATTTGATTATTAACCATGTTATAACCAACTTGATATGCTTTCATTAAATCTACTAAAGAAGTAGATCTTGTATTTCTATCAGAAAATACTCTACCCTCTACTGGAAGTTTACATCCATAAAGTGTATTATTACCTTTGAATTGAAAGGGTAATCTACCAGGTTTAGTTCTGTTAATACCTATATATATTGGATTAACATTATCACCCATAGTAGATTGCCACATAGCTGGTAAATTTGGACCAATTTTTACACCACCCCAAACCTCATTAATCCATATCCATTCTATATGTTCACCTTCTAATAAATTTTCTTTAGATTTTTGTTTAAAAATTGATGTATCAAATACACCTTTTTTAGTAATTTTAAATGTTTCATCAACTATCTCTTGAGTAACTTCCCCGTCATTTTCTATTTTTGTTAAATGACCTATTCTACGCTGTGTCTTCCAATAGATAGTAGATATACGCATTAAGTTACCTTCACCCCACATTGATACATCTTCTGTCTCATCAAGTATTTCACTAAGTATATCTCCACCAGCAGCGGGGTTATTCCAATAATTACTTGTGTATTGTCTATATGCTAACCCAGGTGAATTTGTATTCCACTCATGAGATCTAGTAGCATCATAATATGCACCATCATTTTGATATCCATTTACTTGATATTGAGCAGATCTAGCTGGATAAACTTTCTGTAAAGATTTTAATTGTTTTTCATCCATAAGATATCCAAACTTATCTACTACATCTGATACAGTCATCAAATCTACTTTACCACAATAATTTGAATCTGCAATATATCTTTGATCTGGTGATTTCTGATAAAAAGTTAATACTGGATTCCATAGTTCAATATCATAATCATCTTCTAACATTCTAAAATGCCAAAACTCTCTATCTGCAATAAGCATATCCCTAAATCCTCTTTCTTCAAGTTCTTGCATCTTGAATCTTTCTTCATCAACTGCAAGTTGATGTGATGCCCACTCTTCAACCATACTTCTATATGACTTACTAAAAAAGTCTTCTATAGCTGGTAAAGATTTTAATCCTTCTGGTGATAATTGTTGTTGAGCTTCTTCAGATGAGGGATCCATACCCATTTCAATCATCTTACGTACTAAGTTTGCCTCAGCATCAGCAAGTAAAGATTCTTCTACTTGCATTCTTTTTTGTTCTAACATCTCATTATAAGATGCGTCATCTACTGCTCTAAATTGTACTTTTGTATAACGTTTAGCAAATTCACCTGTAAGAACATTTATTACATTAGGTACAATTGGATAAAATTTAAGTTCTAACGCAGAATCATTTTCTTTTGTTAAAACATCCATCATGTCTTTGTAATCATTGTCTGGCTCTACAATGTAATCTGATTTGTCAATTAACCCTTGAGCAAGTTTATAATTTTTAAGTAATCTTCTAGCATTTAAACGCAAAAACTCTATACCTTGAAGTTCTAACCAATCTAAATTCCAAGCTGCCCAATCATCAGTTTTTTCCTTATATGACAAAAACTGAACTGGTTGAGTTAAGCTAGAAAATGTAGGCCCGCTTTCTGCTTTTGCCCCATTCTTCAGTTGCATGGCGTTTAATACTCTCATATTATTTTTATCTATTTAATATTTTTGAATCCTGATCTATTAATTTTGGTTCCTCCCATACTTCTTCTACGGCCAATATTTTTAAACGGACTACTATACTTTAATTTACTTATTTTTTCTGAGTTTACCAAGGAATTATCGTCTGATTCACGTCTTTTAGAATACCCTCTGTTTGATTGTTGTATTTTAACAAAAGCAATTAATGCACCGAATGTAACTAATCTATCTACGTTTAATCCAGGATAGTAGGCCATCATTTCTTTAATAAGCATAGGATCTGGTATCCTCTCTACTCCTAACGTTTGTGACATAACAGAACCATGCTCATCTGTTTCTTCATGAATACTCTCTCTTAGAAATTCAATAGCATAAGATATTAAATGGCTTTTAAATAATGTTCCTGTATTTTTCCAACCATACTCTTGATAAACTGTTCTATTTGATCCCAAATCTTTTAGAAAAAGTATTTGTTGTTTTGGAACTAAATACCTTTGTTTTTTTCTGGCTATCATGTGTTGAATAAACAATGAAATATTATTCTCAACAATAGTCCAAGCGTTATACCACTCAATTAATAACTCAAGTCTTTCATGTGTTTTGTTTATATCATCAAATCTACCACACCATGCTGCAACAATTTTATCTTTCTCAATAAATTGTTCAACATCACCACCACCTATTTCTCTAGTTACTTCAGTTGCATTCTTGTAAATATATATACTACATAATGAATCTGATGTAGTTGTTTTACCTTCTGACACAGGGTCAATAGATCCATAGTATGCTCCAAATCCAGGATTGGGTATAGGTCTTTCCCATACAACTATACTTCCTGTTTTATCTTGTTGTTTTTTATTTACTGGAAAAGTACTAACTGGTAATTTAGTTGTCCTTTTAGCTATAATACCTGATTGATCTCTGTCAAGTTCAATAAGTTCATATGGGTATTCTTTCTCCTCAATTTTTTTAAGTTGTTTACTTAATATACCTTGTGGAAAAACAGATTCTTTTCTATAGGCAAATGCCTCAGCAATATTTAAAGGTTTTTGAGATATTCTTAATTGAAACTGTTCTCCGCCTAATTCATTTTTCCATCTATCTCTTTCAATCTTTATAGCTTTAATTGCTTCTTCAATCTCTGAGTTACCGTATTTATCTATGTATGGAGGCATTGACCATTGTTCTGGTATAAACAAACCAGCCATACCAATAGTGCCGTCAGCATCCATTAAATTAGTTTTTACTGCATATATATCATTTGCATTAGGATTAAGAATCATTTCCTTTAAAGGATTGCATTGTTCTAAATCTCCCACTGATCCGGCTGCAATAAATTGACCAGTTG